GACCCGCATGTAGTAGATCAAACGTACTAAAAGTAATGCCTACACGCTTCTCTTGTAATTCTTTTATCTTGTTAAATATCATTTTACGATGTCGTCTTTGGTGTATTGATCCCAGTCAGGGAATTTATAGGGATTCATTAGGTCATGTAAGCGATGACACCATACACCGGGGTTAGTTGCTTCAAAATCACGATCATCAATCTTGATTACAGTGTTATAGTTGAAAAGTTTAGTATATGGTAGTTTAACACTGATCATGGGAATAAATCTACGATATTCGCATAGACTGCCGTCATGGAATTCGTCCAAACTATCAACATCCATGTCAAGCGTACACCAGTAATCTCGCTTTAAAAAATACTCAATCATGGCGTGCCAAGATTGATATTCGTGGTATATGGGACGCCGCGGAAAGCTCATATTGGCGCCAAAGTAAATATGATCACAACCTATTACATGTTCTGCGATTTGACTAATTGATTGTAATCCTACTACAAATAGTGTGCGTTTGCCCAGTGCCGGAGTATGTTCTACTTCGGTGCCATGGAAAAATTGTACTTCTAGATCAAATCCAGGTCGGTTCATTATTAAAACTCAAATAAAGGATTGTTGAGATCAGGCTGCGCTCGTTCTTTTTTAACTCGATCAACTAGAATGCTTCCTTCAATTTCAATATGTCGTTCGGCTTGAGTACGCGAGTTTAAGGCTTTTTTACCAGCAAAACCGCGAGTACCCACAATCTGCATCCAATACTTGTGATATGATTGTATGATATCTAAGGATTCTTGTCTAGTTGGTGCAGCAAAAATGGCTTCAACGATGTCCTCAAACCGGTCTGCCCCTGGTGAATCATATTCCATCATTCTTGGGCGTGATCCAGAATCAAATCTACGATTGGCTTCTTGCACTGCGGTGATGTGCATCCAAACATTATGACTCATCAGCAAAGCATAGCTAAAGCTATCCCAACTTGTTTTGCCCTCTTTACCGTTTTTGTTGACATCCCCGGGACGATAATGGCAAATATCCCTCATGGTCAAAAGGTCACTTACAGGACTTTCTTGCCATGTTGAAAAAATTCCGTCGGCTAGTACCCCAGAACTGAACCGACGGGTGTCGGTTGCATATCGTTTATCATCGGCACTTGGCGCCATTCTATAGCTCCATTTGTCAAGGTCGGGATAAGTGTTTTCGTAATAGACCTGGCCGTTGGCGGTTGCCAAGAATGGACTAGCACAGTCAAAGCTGATAGTGAAGTTTGGGTTCGCGTATCTGCGTACTGCTCGCTGTATGACTGTAAGTAAGACCGCCCACTCCAGTTTACTGGTTCCCAAAAAGTGCATCCAATCATGTACACCCTCCTGTAATAATCCATCGTATTTAAGTGCGATCAGTCTTTTTAGTATCAATTCAACATCGCACATGTTTTGACCACCCATGGCCCAACCATCAAAATGCCTGCCTGGATACTTCGCAGGATCACAGTAGTGCTTCATGATCTCATACCAGCGATCAGCATCAGGATGATTGGCTCCTTGCAACACGTTTAAGAATTTGGCCCCGCCATTTTTAACACCCTTGCGATTGGCCATGAAGTATTCGTTGTTGAACTTGGTCGCATCTACAGCCTGTTGCAGAGTACGAATACCGCATTTGGCCGATGCATTTTTATCGTGTATGACCCAAGTTGGTATATCAAGAATCATGCTGTAATCGGCAATGTTATCTAGCCATTTGAGCACTGATTCTCGTTTGGCCTGTGCTTTAGGACAGCCAGAATTGGCTCTCCAGTCGCCTTCCCATAATCCTTTGGCGATTTGGAATCCACCTGAATCACCTAACATAAACGTACCTGGTTCACGATTACGTACCATGTCCTCACTCCAGTCTTGTTTGTTTAGATCAAGATTGGCATGCCCACCTGAGTATAGACTCCACTTATACGGGAACAAGGCCTTTTGGCTGTTGAGCCAATTTAGTTGTTCCATGTCCGTGATGCCTTTAGGAAACCGTGCAGGGTCTACATAAGGACCATTCACAGGATCACGCTGTTTTCCTATAAACGTAGCATAAAAACCAGAAATGGCCGGAAGGAATACAGCATAGTCCGATTGTTTAGCTGTTAGATTGTCTTGCATCTTGTTCCTGACATAGTGCTTCCATTATTTTAAACTTTTCCCAAGTATCACGCAAGCCGGGATGACGCTGAATACGCTCGTTGAGTTCACGTTCTTGCTTCATCTTAGTTATTGCCCAGGTCAATGCGTCTTGTGCGTCGTTAGTAAGAGAGATACTAGTATCATTAGCACCTAGACTACGCCAAGTAATGCCATCATTTACTTCCATTTCATTCATGTTGGGATTCCACCTTACGTGACCTGCACCAGCAGTGCCCGGGCTTATATACGGAAAGTTATGGTATCCACCATTTATTACAAGGTATGGTCCTTGTGTAACAACACTTTTAATCATTTTTGTAGCGCAGGAATAGTATAGGTGTATAAGGCCAATCCGGAATCTACAGCAATTTGTGCTATACCTGTGTCACTGAAGCGTACTAATTTATCACCAGGTAAACTCAGAATACTGTCAAATACACTAATCGGCCAAATTCTGTTGCTGGATAGCTTACCAGACACACCATTGTAAAACACAAAGTTTCCGGCATGGCTGCTTTTTTCACCAAAATGAAATTCAAGTTTGTTGCCATTGGTGGTAGCCATAAAAGTTGATTCTTCGCTGTTTGCTTGACGTTGAAATTTTAAACGCTGAATACTGCTTATTGGAGGTTCAATTTCAATGTCCCATTTGTTTACACCTAAGAACTTAACTGTTTTAAGTTTTTCGTCAATGACAGGACCACTCATGAATCGATAGTTGTTTTTAAAGTCACCATCTTTGTTTACAAACTCAATACCGGAAGGATAAGTTTTATCGTTTTCGGTTCTATGAGTAATTTTGAGTTGAGCGTTTTCCTTGTATTCGGGAATACCTAATATAATGTTTAACTTTTGTAGGTTTGGCATACCAAATGTGCCAATGAAGTCTGCGATTGGATGATGAAACTTGGCATCTAACACCGCAACGTTGTTTTCACCTACACCGTTTAACAGTGTTGCGCCGTCGGTGCCCATTACTTTAACCAATGTAAAAACACCTAAGCCATAGGTATGTTGAACAATGTCATGTAGCGAATCTTTCATTTAATGTTTCCTTTAGAGATAATTGATAGTATATGAGATGTATTTAGACAAAACAAGAGAAATGATAAAATTATCCAAAGCTAAAAAATTGACCAAAAGTAGTTTTAATATCTGTATTAGATCCAATTTCCCACTCTAATACGCCTAGTAGGTTTTCAACTTTTTGATCTACAATGGTATCTTCCATAAGACCGTCATCAAATGGTAGTTCTTTAAACCAAGCAGGAATATGTGTCTCGTCGGTAGGATAGCCTACAGATGTATAACCCAATGGATTTGGTCGTAGCTTACAAACGATGGTTTTCATACCATCTACTATGCTCATGCTGTAGTTGTCAGAATAAACTTTACGCAGTGTATTCCAGTTCATAGCAGCACGAACATGCCCGGGCATATTGGCCTTGCCTTTTTTGCGTTCAAGCTCAGTGTAGTGTGTTAAGTTGTTTACACGCTTAGGAGTGCCTTTTTCCCAGGGTGGACGTTTTTGAAATTCTTCCTTAAATTCAATAACACGACGATATACATGATCTTTTTCGGCGCCAGTGAGAACGTCTAACAGCAAACTACTGAGAAAGTCCTGTACTACCTTAGGTGTGTCTGATCGTTTAAGATCCAGACCCATGGCCTTGACTTTACCAGGCCTTCCATTAACATCAAGTCTGGCACCTTCAAGTTCGTAAATCAGTACTGCATAGCGTTTCTTTTTAATGAATAGTCCTTTGCTGGCAACCAGTTCACGCCCACCTTTGATTATACTGCCCATATCGCGTGGACAATTAAAGGCACGGTCCATAAATCCCGGGAAAGATTCATTGACACTATCTGCTATGGTATCATAAAGTTCTACACAGATATCATGGTTCCATTTCATTCGTCCACTGTCGATGTCGTCCTTGAGAATAGGATATGCAGAAAAGTACACAGAGTCTGTGTCTCCGTATATAATGGCACGCCCTACATGATCATATTCGCCTGTAACGCATTCGTTGACGTGAGCATCCATGTGTCTAGCAATAACACGGCCAGTTAGGGTTGTACTTTGACCAATACGCTTGTCAAAAAAGCGACATCCAGGATTAAGAATAGCACCATACAGTGAGTTAAGGTTAATCTTCTTAACCAACTGTCGCTTGTCCCAAAAGGCCTTGTCTTCAGCAGTCTGTGCGTCTTTCTTCTTAGCCTGTAGCTCTTTTCTTTCACTGTACCAACGCTCAAGCAAGCCTGGTACAATGCCTTTGGTATCATACTTAAAGATAGTTCCATTTGCACTCAATATCCAAGGCTCACGGCCTTCAAAAACAAGATTATAGATGTCACGGGCCATCATGAGTTCTGAATGACCATTTTCCCAATCAACTGTGATTTCTCTGCCGGGTTCTTGGTCCATGACTGCGGTATATTCTATGCTACCAAATAAACCTTCCCATGCATCAGCAAAGCTGGCTCCTTCTGCCATTTTGTCTGCTATATATTTTTCTGTGTAGGTGGGTCGTAATTGTCCAACAATGGTTTCCGGCGCCATGTTAAGAGCGCGGATCGCTGACGGGTATAGACTGTTGATGTCGATCGCGCCAATGTATTCATGCATACCCCTTTTGGGATAAGCAACATAGGCACCTGCCGCTTGTGTATCACCATCTGAAGATCTCCTATTTTGAACTACTAACCCTTTGCTATGGGCTTCATTGATAATAGCCTGCTCTGTTACTGCAACTGCACTCAGTACTTTAGGTAAAGTTACAGTGTTATCATGCGCTAGTTCATTGGCTAAATCCAAGAAACGCAGTTTCTTATCTAATTTGGCCAATAGCATGGTATCTTGTCTGTTATAGTCTACAAACGTGGCGAAATCTTTATTGTATAATTGGTCTAAGGTTCCTTCATATTGAATTTTACGTTCGTCAAGCTCGTGCTCTCCAATGGCATCTAGGCTGTAGCTATGGCGTTCTTCATAGGTGTATTTTCTATATAACTGCATATAGTCCATGTGCACACGACCTATTAGGTCAAATGTAATATGTTCTGCACCAAAGCGTTCAAATGTACGTTGTTTAGGAAATTGCTCCCATAAACAAAATCTGCGTGTATCATCCTTACTGAGTATTCTGGCGGTACGCATGACCATATATGAACAGTTGTCATAGCGTTGAACAATTTCTTCAGCTGATTCCCAGCTCATGGTCTTAGGTGGAATAACCAAGGTAACCAACCGATCTAACCAATCCATATACAAGCTGATAGCAGTGATAGGATTAAATGGATCTTCGGGACGACTGAAACCGCGCACAGGATCAAAGTCAACTTCAATATCAAAAAACACTGTGTGAAGTCGAGGAGCCGATTTACCTAGATAGTTTTCTTCTAGACAACGATTTACAGGTTTGATATCTGATTCCCATAAGCGTTTAGCACTGTGAATTTTAAGTTCTCGATTATATTCCTTGATGTTTCTAGTACTGAATCTACTAACTGTGGTACCATAAATCGTACGAAACTTACCGCGTGGATCATCATAGTAAAACGTATAATTGGCCGGATACTCGCGATAGACTCGTTCTCCATTGGCACGTTCCACGATGTGGATACGATTATCTTCTTTACTGAATAGCGCATCAACATAGGTCATAGAGTACGACCCACTGTCTCCAGAATAGTATTGAGATCTTCGTTATCGCGATTAGTCTCGCCTAACTTACTTTTTGCTGCAATGCGTATGGCCTTTTTAAGGATAGCAGGTTTGATCTCCATTTCTTCTGCTACTGCTTTGATTGTGTCTGACAAACCAGCATTAAGGTCTTCAATTTCGGTCATAACTTGAATACCTTCGTTGATTATTTGTGTTAGTTTGGCTTTTTGTTCAGCACTGAACATACGATCACTCATAGAGTCTCCTTGGCGATAAAAAACTTATTGTACAGGATATGTCTGGTATTTGCAAGCAAGTAAGTGCTCACTTTAGCCGATCCGGGGTGGTAGCGGAGGTTGGATCGACAGGGCAGCAGCCGCCCGA